TACGTAAAACATCGTCTACATTTGGCATGCGAGAACGTAAGAAGGTATTACCGACGTGGCACATAAATCCAGAGCCCGCTAGCGTCATCATTAGACGGGCCTCAGGGGGCATCTTTCCACGCTCCTTGTACTTGTCATAGAGCTCCTCAAAGATATCATCGAAATCCTCTACGTTCTCGTGAACTGACTCACTCCAACCATCGAGTTTCAGCTCAAAAGGGTCAAACTTACCATTTGCCCATTCTAGACCTGTAACAATACCCATGAGCGCTTGGCGCTGGAAACGAAGACTGGCCTCTAAATTGCGAGCATCAAGAAGTCTGTTATACTCATCACGCACCTCATCAAGAGAATTATCCATGGTATAACGACGAGATACTGTGAATCCCTTTTGCTCTAGACGCTGTAGCTTGTTAATATATTCCATCTTTTCCTTTTTCTCGTTTTCGTTTATTACACGAGATGTAGGCTGCTCAAGATGAATCGCCGATGAAGAAGATGTTTGCATATTTGAATAATCATTTGAACTCTCCTTTCGAATTTCAGCACTGAATGGAGGCATGCTCATATCATTAATTGAAATGGAAGGCCCGGAATCAAAAGTAGTTACATCAACTTCCGATAACCCACCACTTGATGACCTATTATTAGAAGGTTCAGATGTCATCTTTAGATTTGTAAGCATATTTAGACCAAGAGAATCATTAATATCATTTAGCTCAATAACATTACCTAAATCATTTGAAATAGAAATATCATTATTCGAGCTGAATCTGGTACCCGTGTCACCACCAATATTCATTGAACGAACTTCATTCTCCATGTCTCGTAGTGTGACGCTCATTCTTCTTGAATTGTGGCCTTTCTTTTTATATAGGTTATTTCCGCATTAAGCCGGAATAGTTTTAAAACGATGCGTCAAGACACATTGAAAGAGCATCAGATAAATCGGCTTTTTTAATAGAATTTTCAAACATCTTTACTAACAGGGAATCTTGGGGATTTTTCTTTAAGAATTCAGTTGCTCGTTCAATGGATGCTTTCTTACGGTCTTTATATCCGGCTTCACCAGATTCTTTATCTTTTACCTTTTTGAGAGCATGAATCAAATGCATTTTGGGCGGAGTGGGTTGAAGTATATCACGTAGTGTAGCATATAGCAATACTTGAACTGTTTTCATTGTCGGATTAATTAATACTGGCTGATTTTCTAATCCGATATGATTTGCTTTCGAAAAATATTCTTTATTATCAATTACAAATTTTCTTATAGAATCGTGAAGAGCTTCAATATTAAATGCTTTTTTAATTGCTTTTTTCTTATCAATTGGTAAACAATAATTCTTTTTAATATATTCTAATAATTCTTCTTTCTTTCCAGTTTGTTTAGTAATTTCTTTTAATACAGAAACACTTGGCATCTTTTTTATAACGTTACCAGATAAATCTTTAAAAATAGGTTTTACAGTATGTTTAGTACAATAGAATGTATCATCATTTGTATAAACTGCGTTTTTATTACACGAACTAGAACATTTGTATAATTCTTTTACATCAGCAACGTCGCCATCATTAATTAAATCATAATTCTGCCAACCCAAAATCTTTTTGTTGTCAGAATTATATGAGCACCATGCGAGATTTTTAATCCCGATATCGAAGCATATAACAATCATTATTTAATACTCTTGTTTTTTATTTAGGTGATACACATTTTGAATATTACTATACGTTCCACGAGGGGTATTGCGACCACCTTCATAATGCTTTGTAAGTCTAGCATTCTGTGGCTTATCTTCAACTGTAGTCTGGGCAAATGTTCCAAAAAGATTTGGCGTAGTATTATTTACACGTTCAACACCAATACCAAGAGGATGATTTGTTGGTTTTAAAGTTGATTCATATTTCTCTGTTGTTAAAAGCTGTGCTGGAGGAGGTATTACACTCGAATCTAGATTCTTTGTAACAGGGAATTGGTTATGGCGAGAAAATTCTATAACCTTTTCACCATTGTGCTGTAACCAAGATTTTGTAGGAAACTGTTGTCCAGTAGGGATATTTTTGCTACAGTGATTTTCATAGTCTGTCGCCAATCTGCCATCTGACATTTGAGCAACCCATCCTTCATAACGATTGTCAGGGGCAGAATCATTTGGAATTGAAAATTGTTTCGCATTTACACTTACATTTTTGTAGTTTGCATAAGGATTTGGGCTTGTAATTTTTCTAAATTGATTCCTATCCATTGTCTCTAGTGCCTAGTGCGAAATTTATAAAGTAACTTCATTACTCATGTCCTCAGAGCTTTTTATTAATTGAAGTAACTTTTCACGACCGGGTCTATTACTAATGCGAATACCCTTTTTCTTAGCAACCTCTGTAAGTTCCTCCTTTGTCATCGCCTCATAATTGACCGATAATTTGGGTAGAGTTTCATTTAGAACTTCGCTTAGAGCTTCATAACCAGATACTTCATTTCCAGACAGCTCAGTTACTTCATTATTGCTAATATCAGTATTACTGTGGGCCTCTTCGAGAACATTGCTATATATCTCTTCATCAGATGGCTGCTTCTCTAGAATTTCAAATTCGTATGTTGGTTGAGATGAACCGGTAGAAACATTATGGAAAGTCATACTCGGAGGAACGTGTGGTAATACATGAATTGGCTGCTGCTCTTGGTTCATTTTAATATCAATTAAAATATTTTCGACAAGACCCACACGTTTCTCGACATAAGATACACGTGAATATACATAAAAGAATAAAGCACCGAATACAAGTGTAAGAAGTAGCCCAATGGTTAAAGATTCACTTAGAAAACTCATTCTTTTTAGTAAATATAAATATAGAAAACTATTGATCCGCAGAATCATACACTTTAGCCCATATTTCTGTTACACTGCTTTCTTTACAAATACCTTCTGAAAGTTTATAGTCGTAGATTAATATATTTTCTTCTCGGTGCGCTTTTACACATACTTTCTTTACAAAAGAAGGCGAGTTTTCAATGATTTCAAATACATGTGTGCTAATAATACTGGCAATATGATTATATGTATATAATTTAGTTAAAAACTCATTTGCAGTTCGTATTCCATCGGGAGGATTCGTAGAGTGAAATATTTCATCAAATATTACTAAACCTTTATAAGCAGGATTGTTATAATATAATACATCACGAGCAAAACATACTTCTTTTTCAAATAGTGACTTTTGACCTGGAATATCTTGAATGTGTAATCCTGAAAATATATAATCAAATGGACTATAGTCAATTGAATCACCAATCGCATATCCAAACCCTTGTGAAAATAATACTGTTTGTAAAAGTCCTCTTAAAAAAGAAGATTTACCACCACCATTCGGGCCGCTTAATAAAAAGTGTTTTGAATCAGAATTAATATAAAAATCTGAGCCAACTCTTTTCTCTTTACTCAAGTTAATATCATAACAATTTACTATTTTCAAAAATGGTTCTGTAGAAGAATATAAATTTACTTTCTTAAAATCATTGTCTTTTGATATTTTATATAAAACTTCAAATAAAGCAATATTTTTAGATACAAGTGTTAAATATATAGGATTTTCTAGTACATATGAAAAGTTCTTTCTATAATCCATTGAATTACAAAATGTATCGAGCGCATCAAGAACTTTAAAATCAATATTATTTATATCGAGTATTGTTTTTAAATTTGTTATATGCATAGAATAATCGTAGAGATATTTACCAAGGTCGTTTATAGTTGTGTTAATTTTATTTAAATGTAAAGCATTTTGAATAGGTTGATACATTGATTGAGCAAACGTAAAAACAGCAAAGGCGTTTTGAAGAAGTTTTTCTAACGAAGTGTTATCAAACGAAAAAGACCACATTTTTCCCATAATTGTTTGATACATCTCATAACTCATTGGCATATTCCATACATATTTAATAATTAAATATGGTAAAAAGTACATTAATACGGGTAATACGACAGAAATAATAGGTATAAAATATATTTTTATGTAGGAAATAATTAAAAGTAAAAATGGAAATGTATTAAATACTTTCAGTTCACTGTGTTGAAAAATAAGTTGACCAAATGTATCTTCTTCCAGATTTTCTAAACTATTTTTTCCTTCATAAAAAAACTCTAGATTCTTTTCACATTCTATGATGCTTTTTAAAGCATTATCAATCTTTTCAACATCTGTTTGACTTAACTTTCTTAATTTAGATATAACATTTTGATTGTTATTAAGTGTTTTTATACAAGGAAAAGAACTATTTTTTGTTAATAGATTTTCAACTACATTTTTAGCATAAAATGTTTGTAAATTTAAAATAGTATTAATGTTATTTAGTCCAGAATCATTTAAAATACTCATAATAATTAAAAATATTTATAAATATCCTTTATAACCGCTGCTCTCTTCTTTTTCTCTTAGATCCGGGATATGGTCTAAACCATGAACGTATTATACATATAGGTAAAATTATGAATCACTCTAAAAAGGGTATTTTTAACGAGTTACTTTCGTACGAGCTTACAATTCAGAGACCATCCGAAGAAACTGTAAAGAAAATTCAGAATCTATCTGGATTATTGGATTCAAACCCTGTTTCTCCGAATTGGAGAAATGTAGATAAGAAGCCTGAATTGTATATTCAACGAAGAGGTTTCCGAAATGACTCATTTCAAAGTCTACCTTCTTTGTCATCTCCTATTAAAAAAATTGCTTCTTCTGATTCAATTACAAATATAAATCGTAGTGCATCTCCCCAAGTGAAACCAGCCCAAACAACTCCGACTTTTACAAAATATGTAAGTAAATATAAAAATAGTGAAGCGCAAGTAAAGGATACAATTTTAAATACTATTATTCTTTCAAAACTAAATAAATTTAGTACTTCGACCTACGACGAGATTCGAGAATTTCTATATCAAATTCTTGGAAATAGCAATGAAGTATCTGGTTCTGAGAAAGACAATATTGAAGATTTTGTTAAAGAATTCATGAATATGGTATTTAAAAAAGCAGCAAGTGAAGAAATCTTTTGTCCTCTTTATGCGAAACTTCTAGGAGAAATCTCAAAGGATTTTCCAATTATTATTGACGAAATGAATAAACTTCATGAAAATTATTTGGCAATTTTTGAAGAATGTGATGATGAAAGTAAAATGGATTATGATGCTTTTGTTCTTAAGAATCGCGAGAAGAAATACAGACAAGGGTATAGCCAGTTTTTATCAGAGCTTACATCATTACGAATTTTATCTTCCAGTAAATTAATTACTATTTATAATAAAATTATTCAACAACTACTAATTCAAGGGAAACTAGAAAATAAAACAGTATTAAATGATGAATATATTGATTGTTTACTAAGGATTACAAAAGTGCTACGGCATAGAAAGGAGGATTTTTTTGTTGAGATTCGCAAGAATTTACTAGTGCCTGTAAATGATGTTGTTGACAATATTCAAAATAACAAAGAGATATATAAAAGTATTTCTATTAAATCCAAATTTCTCTTGTTAAATATTCAAGATTATTTAAAAGGTATTTAATAGATGGTGAAATCAAGAAGACTTATAAAAAGAACTCTAAAGACAAAAAGAGTAAAAAGAGGTGGACGCAAGAATGAAAATTATAACCCGATTGCTGTGACCCAAATGCAAGGTGGTCAGACTGTTGCACCAAGACCGGCACCAGCGAGCGGATTAAATATTTATACTATTGACATTGTATCATTACGCGATTCTTTACAGTCATTTGGTGATGCTGTTTATGCTTTTAAAGAGACCGCTAGAACGGATGCTGATACCTTTAATACAGGTTACACCCCTAATGTAGCCAACCCGCTAAGTATTCCAACAACTGGTGTAACACCAGGTACATTATATGCTCTTTTTTTAGAACAAAAAAGAACATCAAATGATTTAACGACTGCTGCAAATAATGTGTATAATGCATTTTACAATACAAGTACTGCAGCAGCGAATGGTATTCCACCGGGTGGAATCTATAAAGCAATATATGGGAGTACCGCCATATTTGTTCCAACACCGATACCAGCACCAGCACCAGCAGGAGCAACAGTAGTAGCAGCAGCACCAGCAGCAGTTTCTAATGGCAATACAGTAAGTATAACAAGTGAGGCAAATCTTCGTTCAGCATTACAGGCTTTTGGTGATAAAATAGCTTCTTTTAAAGTTGCTTCACAAGCTCAAGTTAATCAAGTTAATTCTCCCGATCTTAGTTCTTTTCCGGCAAGAACAGAGACAGGTCCGGCATATTCTGCGTTTTTAGCCCAGCAGACAGCCGCGAACGATTTGGTTAGTGCATCAGATTCTGTAATGACAGCATTTGTAGGTAGCCCATCTATAGTGTTCCCTGGTACCGGAGGTACTACTACATTTGATGGAGTGAATGGAACTCGTGGATTGTATAGAGCAATTCTGGGTAATACTGAGAACTTTACTCCTACTGCCCCAGCCCCGGGTCCATAAAAAATATAAAATATATATAGAATGCCCAGACGCACAAGAAGCCGCAGCAGCAGAAGCATGCCTTTATTATCCAGACTATTTTACCCCGTAAGAGCCGTTATTGGGGCTACCGGCAATTCAGTGCGTAGTGTTAGCCGTACTGCAGGTAATATTGCCGGCAAGACTGTAAACACAGTCGGTAAAGTCGGTTCCCGTTTCGCCAAGGCGGGTAATAACTCCATCCGCGCTTTAACAGCGCGTAAGAGCGGACGTAAGGCCAGTCGCAAGTCCAGTCGTAAGACCAATAAGAACCGTAAGGCTAACATGCGCCATTAAATATAATGCTATAAACATATAAAATTGATAAAAAATATTTTTGAATTTATTCTTAGAAAATAATGAATTCAAAAATCCAACGCGAAGGCAGAATGGCTGGCAAGGCGAAGAATTCCAAGAACCCCCAAAAAAAGAAAACACCCCGAAAGAAAATTCTCGCCCCTAAAAAGTCCATTCCTCATAATAAAGATGATGATGATGATAGTATCGATAGTTATGGAAATATTCGTGATTTAATTGACTATGATGAAGATAATACATCTGCGTCTTCTGCGTCAGATTCAGATATAGATGAAAAACCTAGAAAACCAGAGCAGAGAAAGGCTGCTAAGAAAGCAACAAAGAAAATTAAAAAAGTAATTGAAGAGGAAGAAGAAGAATCTGAAGACGAAGATTATGAAGAGGAAGATATTGTTGAAGAAGAAGATGAAGATATGGTCGAAGAAGAGGAAGAAGAAAAACTTCCTGGCATTCGTATTAGTCTAGGTTCATTTGGAATGGAAGATCCAATGGGGCGTTTAATTCCAAAACGTCACAATCTTAAAAAAGAATCGGAACAAGTAAATAAGTTTGTAAAACTTATTACAAAACCAAATGAACAAAATACAATTGATGACCAAATTGACCAATTCAAAGGGCTTGCGTCGGATAAACAAAATCAAATGATTACTGCTCTTGAACGTAAACCAGTAAATTCTCAACAATCTCTCATGTTTAAAATTCTTACAATGAATCTACCACCTGATATACAAGCAATGGTTCTTGCAAAGTACAATAGTCTTCAAATGATGGAGCCTAGCAGCAGTGAATATTATAAGATTCGCGCATGGCTAGAAAAATTAACAAGTGTTCCAATTGGTATTTACAAAGAACTACCCGCTAAGATTGAAGACGGTCAAGAGATTTGTGGCAATTTCATGATGCGTGCGCAGAAGTGTCTAGCAGATGCGATTTATGGCCAAGAAGAAGCAAAAATGCAGATTCTACAATTTATTGCTACAAAGATGGCAAATCCAAGTGGGCGTGGATTGTCATTATTACTGTCGGGGCCAGCCGGGATTGGAAAAACCTCGCTTATTAAGAATGGCATCGCAAAAGCTCTTGACTGGCCTTTCCAGTTTATCAGTCTAGGTGGTGATAGTGATTCTACTACATACACCGGCCATCAGCTTGTATATGAAGGCAGTCATTGTGGTAAGATTGTAAATTCACTTGTTACTGCAAAAAGTATGTCCATGATTCTTATGTTTGATGAACTAGATAAGATTTCAAATACGCCAAAAGGTGAAGAAGTACAAAATCTATTAATTCATTTAACGGATTCCGTACAGAATAGTGATTTTGAAGATAAGTATTTGAGCGGAATTCCAATTGATTTATCAAAAGTATTATTTGCTTTCTCCGGCAATGATTTGAATAAGATTGATAAGATTCTTCTAGACCGCATGATTGTGATTCAACTTCAAGGATATAATCTAAAAGATAAGTTGGTAATTGCTGAGAAATTCTTAGTATCCAATGCTCTAAAAGAAGTACATTTAGATGAAAAAGTTTCATTCTCAAAAGAGGTTGTTCAATATATTCTTGAAACATATGCGAAAGATGAACCCGGCGTGCGTGAATTCAAGCGTTGTATTGAGCAAGTTGTTCAGAAAATTAATATGCTAAGAATCTTCAATTCAAAGGATATGCCTTTCCATATTCCGAACTTTAGTTTGCCATTTGTATTAAAAAAAGAACATGTAGATTTGTTCTTGAAAAAGAAAGATTCTAAGGACCAATCCTTTATGGCAATGTATACTTAGGTTACTTTACTTGTCCCAGCGTCTACCACAATGAGGATTATGTCCTCCATTACAATAACTTTCTTCTGAAAACCCAGATTCTTCTTTACAACAAAATGGAGTATGATTATCTTTGGCATTTACTAGCTTCTGACCTGTCTTCACATCAATATATTGACTACAATATTTTTTTCCACACACCCAGCACCATGAACGGCCACAGCCAGCGCCCATAACAAATCCATGACGGGTATCAAGACCACATGCAAAAATATAATCACACGCAGCATCTTTCAAACACCAACGAGCACACCATGGACATTGTTTAGCGTCTGTCGAGCCATCCTCTTTTACCATCTGGTTTAAATATATTAACATATTTAAACCTTAAGAATGCGAGTAGTCCTTGGAGGAATTATAAAAAATATAGAAGCAAATATTAATACAATATTTACTTTTATACATTTATTAAAGATTGAGTTACCAACTCTAGAAGTATGTTTATATGAAAATAATAGTACAGATAAAACAAAAAGTTTTTCAGAATTAAAATCTGTATGGGATTATTTAGATATAAAATTTGAAAATTATGATGAAGAGTTTTTTATCAAAAATTTTCCAGCGCGAACATATGATAACAAAGGGTGTAGAATTGATAAAATTGCCTTCGCTCGTAATAAGTTGTTAGAAATGATAGAAGAAAAAAATCTTACAGAAAATGATTTTGTAATTATGATTGATTTAGATATAAATAATATGCCAGATGTAAAGGTTATAGCTCATACTATATCTAAATGGCCAAAAGGTATCCATGTGTTATTTGCAAATGGTATACAACAGAATGGCCATTATTATGATGGGTACGAATTTAGAAGTGATAGTCTACCATATGGGCCAGAGATTTTAGGAGAAACATTCTGGTCAGATGCTCATATGGCAAATATACAACATAAATATGAACCAAATGAAGGATTAATACCTGTTATTAGCGCATTTGGAGGTTTAGCAATTTACAGAGCAGATATTATTAAAGGATGTAAATATAGTGCTGATGTAACAGATGAATTACATGAGCATTATACGAAATATCCTATTATAGATTCTAAACCTCAAACCCATTATCAAGGATGTAGTTTAGGATTATATTTAAAAGATTCTAAAATATTTTATAAAAATAATTCTGGTTATAATTATCCAGTTTGTGCGGAGCATGTAAATTTCCATTTAGCAATAAGAAAAAAAGGTTTTACAAATATGTTTATTTGCCCGTTTTTGTATTATTATTGGGGTTAAACCAATTTATATTTAAAATATAAGAATGGAATATGTTTTTGATGAAACTTCTCCAACACAACTTTGTGAAATTATGGGAAATAATGGCTCTGATAAAGGTCATAAAGATTTAAAAACATCATGGCATAACTATACAACATTCTATTATAGTATCTTTAAACACATTAAAGATAAATCATTAAGAATATTTGAACTAGGGTTAGGTACTAATAATGTAAATTTACCTTCAAATATGGGTGCTGATGGAAAGCCTGGCGCATCTTTATATGGATGGGCCAAATTCTTTAGTAATTCTAAAATATATGGGGCAGATATTGATAGTGATATATTATTTAATACAGATAGAATAAAAACATTTTTCTGCGATCAAACAAATATTCATATTATAAAATATATGTGGAAACATGATGAATTAAAAGAAGACTTTGATATTATTATTGATGATGGTTTACGTGATTTTGATGCAAATGTATGTTTTTTCGAAAATAGTATTCATAAGTTATCAGAAAATGGCTATTATATAATAGAGGATATTAAAAATAGTGAAATAAATTTATTTAATAATAAAATTAATATATGGAAGAAAAAATATTTAAATTTATCTTTTACATTATTACAAATACCTAGTTTTATTAATAACTTTGATAATAA